AAAAACTGGTCGTCCTCATCGTCACCGGCCCTGGCCAGCGCGTCTTTTTGCGCGGCGTAGTACAGCGGTTTGAGTTGCACCTGCTCGATTGTCGCGCCGGTGTCGGCGGTGATCGGGGACAGCAGGATGTGCAGCGGAGGCATCCAGGCCATGAGTCTATTCCTTGGTCAAACGTTGTTGAAAAGCACGGCACCTCTCGGGGCGAACGCGATCACTGTGGGAGCCGGGCTTGCCCGCGATGGCATCGCCTCGGTGCAACTGATACACCGAGTCGCCTGCATCGCAGGCAAGCCAGCTCCTACACAAATCGCAAGGCCCTTACGGCATCAGCACCGCGCGGCGGGCATCGCCGAGGATGTCGACGCCGTTGAGCACGAACTTCTGGGTGCGTACGTCGATGTCGATTACCGGGATGCCGTTTTCCAGGCGGTTGTAGGTGCGGCAGGAGAACTCCAGGGTGATGGTGGGTTTATCGCCCATTTTCACCGGTGCCTCGGTCAGAGTCTTCAGCTTGCCGCCGATGGTGTGGTAGGTGAAGTAAGTCTTGCCGTCCTGGTCCTGACCGGCTTCGCGCACGTTGAGCAAAATGTCGTCGCCCAGGCGCACGCCCAGGGCAAGCATGATTTCCGGACCCGCGCCTTGCAGCTCCAGTGTGGCGTTGAGCACTTTGGCGCTCTTGGCCATTTCCTCGGCGATGAAGCGCCCGCCGGTCATGAGCTCCATATCGAAGTCAATCTTCGGCGGGGTGAAGGAATTGACGGTAGCCGACAGCGGCAAGCCTTGGAGGGTGGCCGCAATGGCCTGTCTTACACGGTTGGTAAACATTAGAGAACGTCCTCCAGGAACTGCTCGATGATTTCATCGCGGGCGTTGAGTTGATAAATCATGTGTTCGTTCGGCGCGTAGCGGCCGTAGTCGATGACGATGAACCAAGTGCCGTTCTTGTATTTCTCGACACTGTTCAGTTCAGGGTGCAGGTACACGCTGCCGCCGGGAATGGTCTCGTCGGCCACCAGGGTTTGCAGCCAGTCGTTGATGCGTTTCACCTCCTGGTCCATGAACGACTTGGTCAGGTTCTTGGCCATGGCTTTCTGGCCGGCCTTGACCAGCTTGCGGCTAATCGCATCTTCCAGGCCGACGTAGCTGATGAACTTGCCGGTAATGGAACGGTTACCCAGCAGCGAAAAACCGCCGAGGATGGTGCGGGCGTAGTAGCTCACGCCGTAGCGGTTAAGCAGGTCGCCTTCGGTGGAGGTGTCGAGGATGTTGTACTCAACCACGCGGGAAACATCTTCGGCGAACGTCACCTGATTGCCCGGGCTTTCCCACTGCTTGACCTTGGCCAGTGCAGCGATGGCCAGGGACGACGGCGCCAGGAACACGTTTTTCTTCGCGGCCTTGGAGTACACCGACGGCATGTTGTGCACCAGCAGGCAACGGTCGAAACCGAGGTCGGCACCGCCCAGTTCGCCGCTGTAGGTCACCTGGTCGGCGACGGTTGCGTCCTTGCCATCCAGCACCACACGGGCCTTGATGCGCTTGCCGAAGGAGGCGAATTCGCCGGCCACGGCCTTGGTGCCGGTGAAGCCCGGAGCGCCGATGATGGTCAGGTCTTCGGGGACGCTGGCCAGGGCGGCGAGGCCCAGTTTGCGGCCGGTAACCGGCTCTTCACCGCCGATTACGTTATTGAGGGTATCGGCCGGGGTGGTGCCCTCGTCGACGATCACCACGTAGACCGGCACCTTGACCACTTTGAGGATCTGGTACACGGCATGGAACAGCGTGCCGGTTTCAGCGCCAGTCGGGTCCAGCAGCGCCTGGGTGGTGAAGCTGTTGATGCGGAACGGGGCGTTTTTCGGGATCGAGGCATGGGCGTTGGGGGCAGTGCCCACCAGGCCGATGACGTTGTCGCCCAGGCCACCCATGGCCTCGGGGGATTCAGTGGCATTCACGGTGATGCCGTTGTGCTCGAAGTTCAAAACCTCAGCCATGGTTATTCAGCCTTCTTGGTGGTGGCCTTTTTGGCCGGGGTGGAGTTGAGGACGCTGGTGAGTTCCAGGCGGCCAGCGGTGCGCAGGGCGGATGCTTCGATGTCCAGCAATTCCAATTCCTGGCCGGCGGTGGACCAATGGCCGGCGCCGGTGGGGAATGGGATGAGGACGGTGTAGGTTTGGCGGTTGGCCATAGGTGGATCTCCGGGCATAAAAAAAACCGCTGCGCGGTTTTCTATTGAAAGTAAATGGGATGAGTAGAAAGAAAACTTCCTGTCAAGGAACGGCAGTTATTGGCTACGTGTTGCAAACCAATTGGGGTTATGTGGGCGGTAGTCAATAGAAGGAAAACGCTCATTTTCCGGCCAACTTCGAAGCAAATGTCGGTATGTCTGGAGTTCGTTATATTGCTCACTCGATAAAGTGCTTTTTAATCCGGCCTCCAACTCATCGCGATGCCGCGCCACAACACCGTCGGTTTCTTTTAGTCGTACATCACGCCAAGCGCGCTCATTGATTTCTTGAACCTCAAGAGATGCTTCCGGCTGATCAATAAGAATCGGATGACCGGAGCTGTCTGCCGCAATCCTTTTTTGTCGGGACTGCCCATCAAAAAGCCTGGAATAGTCATCAGCAGAAATTTCAACTGCGCCCGCTGGCATCTCCAAACCGCCCCCCTCTAGAACATCAAACCCGAGCGTTTTTGCATAAAAATAGATAACCATCTTATTTCCCCCAAACCCGAATACGCCCCATGATTCCCGGCGCGACTGACGGGCCTGCTGGCGTTACATACCGGCAACGAGCAGCAGCCGTCGATAAGGTACTTGCCAAAGAGTCAAACGCCCAGACTGTCACAGTACTAAGTCCCCACCCTGACGGATTGCCCTCATTGGCGATGCCGCCAATGACTGCCGTCGGAAACTGAATCGGCAGCGATACAAGCATGACCCCGTTAGCATCAGAACCACCGGTTACCCACTGCTCGATAAGGCCATTCGGGTGCTTTATATATCCAGAAGCAGCCAGAAGCGCGGTGCCACTACCGCCGAATGCTAACCATCCCGTTCCCGTGCTGACAAACTCGGATGAAACTCCAGCAACCAGTTTTATTGATGGACTTCCGAATACGTCACCATTGGATCCACCGAACTGAGAGTTGGGTGTGGTCACTGTGATGTAGGCGGCACTTGCGGCAGCCTGAATGATCAGTCGAGATCCTGCGGGATGAAGTAGCGGATCAGGCAGTGAAAGCACGACTCCCGTGACCAGCCCTCTGACATAGAGCCCGATATCTGCAGCTGTCAACACTGCGCTTTGCGAGTAATCGACATATCCACGCATGCTGCCCAATGCGGAGCGCAGGGCAAAATCCTGGGTTATGTTTTGGAAGGCCAGAGGTGTAGTCCCCAAAACAATTGTCCCATCCGTGACCAACTGCCAGATCGTGTCAGCGAACGTCGAACCCTGCTCAACTGAAACAGTCATCGCCGAAGTCACCTTGGCACTAACGTCTGCATCCTTGGTACGAACCCACGCGGCATTAGCTACCACATAAAGGCCGTTATCTTTCGCAGCAGTCTGATTTTTTACGAGCACTCGATCACCCGTAACAACTGCCACACCATCAATTATCTGTGGTGCGCTCAGCGTGATATTTGTCGTCGTTGCCACCCGTACCGACTGCTTCGCATCTAGCTTGGCAAGCTCATCAGCCACATAACCCATAACCCAGGCACGCGTTGCCTTGACGACAGTGTCATCAATCAACAAGGTCACAAGCGACGCATTATTAGTCTCGAAAATCGAGCGAATATAGAACTCTTTCCCCGTCCCTGACGTTGCCAACACTGGCTTGAAAGACTCCGGATACTTCACGATCGCATAAAGAATCCCCGTATCCGTCCAAAGCCCAGCCTCGCGCACATACCAACCACCGACCTCAGCCGGAATAGTCACCTCAGCCAGCAACCAACTCGGATTTTTCTCATCCTGAAACAACGCATTCAGCGGCCCGCGCCAGACTTCACGCTTCAGAGACTTCGCCGTGGCGTCCGGGTTATAGACAGCGCCATTGCCATCCCCGACCGAAATTCGCGCAAGTTTGATAGGCACGCCGGCTGCCTTGCAGGCAGTTTCATAAGCAATCCCTGCATTGGTAAGCAAGGTATAGAACTCGGCCATTTAGGGCTCCTGTGGATAAATAGTGACGGTCTCGACGGTGTAGAGCCCAGCAGCCATAAAGGCCAAGCCGGACACTTCAAGCCCCTCAATAACAATCGGATAGATAGTTGTAAGTTCGCCGCAGACGGTCGCCGCGCCAATGGAATGACTGCCGAACGCGCTCAACCCCACCGTGACGGAGAAGATGTCGCGCTCGCTTTTTGCCTCCGCCAGGCGCCGGTCCAGCCGCGCATCGATTTCTTCGCTATATGGCAGCTCTGAATAAGCCCTGATGTAAAAACTATAGGGTTTGCCCCGCGGTGACTGCTCGTACCAGGCGCTAACGTCAGGTATCAGTTGCAGTCCTTTGGCCGCATTTTCGAGCGCTTTACGGGTGCCTGCCTGGCGAGCGGTTGGCCAGGCGAGCTTTACCGTCGCGCGTTTTTCCGACTCGGCACCAGCAGAGTTCCACTCGTTAACCCCTCGATCAGCCGCGAGATACGGCAAGAAATCCGCCGGTGTTTGTGTCGGGTCCATCAATTCGGGAAATGGTGGTGTTACTCGCGCCAGCAACTGCTCGAAACCTTGGTCCAGCGCTTTTTCCAACGGTGAACTGTTGGCAGGTAAAAGGCTCGGTTTGTGCTTACTCATAAGGTGCGCACCTCCACTTCCACACCGGTGCAATAAGGCGCCTGAGAAGCAGTAGCAATGATTGGCGACAAGGGCTCAAGGATTTGCAGTTGCTCAGCGCCGGCGGAGTGGATGGCGTAGTCGATCCAGCTCGGGTCAACCCGCCCTTCCAGGCGATGACACGACTCTGCATAGTCTTGCAGCAGTTTCCGGGCAGCCACCTGAGTCAACCCCGAGTCGGGCCCGGCGTTGATTCTGGCTACCACGCGAATCTTGTAAGGTTGGATCTGAGCGCCTTGGACGGTGACCAGATCGGTTTCCGGTCGTACATCCGGCCGTGCGAAATGTCGACGCACACCGTCAAGCAAATCGGAGGACGGTGTTCCGTCACCTGCCCTTGAGAGCACGGTGACCATGACTTCACCCGGTGCTGTGCGACGGCCGTTGCCATCCTTGACCTGTGCTGCGTAGCCGTCCGGATTGAAGGTATAAGTGACCGTCACCACCCCGGACGTCGCACTTTGCACTTTCACTGACGGACGCTCACCGAGGGTGAAAACCTCCCGCCGATACTGCATCCGCGAACCCGCCGCCGGAGCATGGGGGGCCAGGTAATAACGCAATCGGGCGTCGTCATCGCTTTCCAATGTTGGCGGTACTGGCGGGAAAGCCGCCGGATCGCCGGGATCCAGCACCTGGCGCTCCAACCCCATATCGGCCAGGCGCGCATCGAGGTTGCTGCCGGTGGCCCACCACGCCAGCATCTGCTTGATGCGGGCGTTGTATTTGCGTTCGTGGGTTTGCAGGCGAACGCAAAAAGCTTCCAGCGCCAACGTCAGCAACTCGCTTTCATTTTCAAGGCTGACCTTGAGCTTGGCCGCATTTTCCGGCGCTCGGCTAGCGACGTAATCAACGACAAACGCCTTGAACTCCGCCAGCAGCGGCTCGAATTCATCGACCGCAATGATCGCTGGCTCAGCCAACTGGTTCTGGCCGGGTATCAGCATGCTCATGTCACCACCTCGAAGGTTTGTTTGCGGTTTTTCCAGGTGCCGGCGAAGCGCAACAACAGGCCGGCGCCCTGGCGGTTGGCGACGATGACTTGCGGCTCGAAGTCGGCGATGCCGTTCTGTGGGTTGTAGAACGCCTGGGCGGCATGGCTTTGGGCGAGAATCAGCAGGTCGTCGCCGAGGTTTTGCCCGAGCAGTTGCGGGATCATCGAGCCGTACAGCGGTCGCTTCTGGCGGGTGCCCAACGGCGTGGTCAGCGCTCGGGTGGCGCGCTGTACGAATTGCAGCCAGTCATCGACGGCCGCCCCGGTGTTCCGATCGATTCCAATCATGGGATGTCCTTATCAGGGGCTGATGACCCGGCCCTGGTGGTCCACCACCGGGCCGCTGAAATGCGCGCCGCCGGCATCCAGCAACAGGCTGGTGCCGCCGACTTGCAGCGTGATGCTCTGGCCGCTCATCGTCAGGCTGGCGGCGCCGACCTTGAGGTCGACCTGCTCGCGGGAACCGATGAACGTTGTCGGGCCATTGGCCCAGTTGAAGGTGTGGCTGGCGTCGTCGTAGTCGCTTTGGGTGCCGTCCTGATGGCGCCGCCGGGTCAGCGTCGGAACGCTGGAAACCGGCGGAAAACGATCACTGTTCAAGCCGAACAAAGCCACCGATTGCGCCCCGCCCTCGCCGCCGCCGTAGTTGAGCAGCACGCATTGCTCGCCCACCGAAGGGATGCGGGTTTCGGTCTGCGCACCGGCGCTGGGGTTGAAAAACCGGATCGCCGGCGTGAGCAAGTCGCCGTGGCTGACCTTGCAAGTGTTGCTGGCGGCATCGACCTCCTGGCACACACCGATGCGGCAGAAACTTTCGGCGCGTCTATACAGGTCTTCGAGCTGGGCTTCCATTTCAGCCAGGCGCTCGATGATTGGCCCCAGTTGCATGCGTAACAGCGCGTCAAACATGGGTTACTCCGCCAGTGGTTTGTATTGGTCGGGGTCGTCGATGTTCGAGACTTCCCAGGTGCAGGCGAACAGCGGTTTGCCTGTGGGGTCGTTGAGCAACGGCGGCCCGATATAGAGGGTTTGGGTGAAGGTGACGGTCCAGGTGTCGTAGTCCGTTTCGGCGGGAGTGCGTAGTGAGGGCGCGGCGACGATGTTGGTCGGCAGGTCGCACTGCGCCTGCGGCAGGTTCCAGCGGTTGTCCAGCACCAGGTCCATCAGTCGACTGGCCAGGTCACAGGCATCAAAGGGCAATGCACCCGGAGCGACCATGGCCTTGAGCGAAATCCCCAGGGCATGGGCCTTGCGCCCTTCACGGGAGCGGATGCCCGGGCCATTGCCTTCGACCGTGATCAATACGCCGGTGTTATCCCCGGCGCCCTGAAAATCCTGGTGATTGCCGACCTTCAGGTCCGGAAAGGCAATATGCAGCGCCTCGCTGATGGCTTGAGGGAGTTGGGAAGGTTTTTCGATGAGGGTCATTTAAGTAGCGTCCTTGCAACGGTTACTGCGGGTCCTGACGGGTGCCTTCGTTGACGCCAATCCGCTTGGCTGCCCACCGTTCATAAAGGCCGATGGCCACGTCTGCACCAGCCATGGCGGTCAGGCAACCAATGGCGCCGGCCGTCCAGATCGACATGCCGGCGGCGTAGCACAGCATCAGGGCTGATACCCCGCACACCATGCAGGCCCCGGAACGCAGGGCCAGGCGCCGCAACAGCGACCAACCACGGGCGCCTTCCTTGTCGGCGCGCCACATTTCTCCGGACACACCGCCGATCAGGGCCAATACGATCACCAGCCAGATAGGCATTTCCGCTAACGCTTGCTGCTCGTTTGTCATGTCACGCCTCCTGGCTGAGCATTACCGGCGCAGTGCCGGGTTTTGGGTAATTCCATTTATAGGTAGGCATTCCAAAAAGCCCGGTTGCCCGGGCTTTTCAGTAATGATTTCCTCGGTCTTTCGGCGCTACTGGCGCGGTACGGACCTTTCCTCAATGTTTTTCCGACCACGATCCCTGTCTGCCGGATAACTGCTTCTGGTGCTTTACGCTGCACACCCGGGCCAGTTGCCAACCCTCTGAACCGTTAAGGCCGGTTCATCGCTGCCTGTTCTTGAAGCGGTTTGAAACTAAAGAGCGTCGGCATCCTTGCCG